CCTGCCGCTGCCAGCGACAAGTTCGAGGGCATCGTTACCAACAACCTGACCACCGAGTACGATCTGGAGGGCAAGCTCTCCGTCCGTAACGGTGCTTCCGTCGGCGTTATGCGTTATGGCCGCATCTACGGTCGTGTCGCTGCCGGCGTCACTCCCGCATACGGCGATGCCGTCTACCTGATCTCTACCGGAGACGAGGCTGGCTGCTTCACCAACGCTGCTGATGGCAATGTGGCTGTCAAGGGCCGCTTCCTGGGCAGCGTCGATACCACCGCTCAGATCGCTGAGATCGAGCTGTTCAACGCTCAGTAAGAAAGAGGAGGTACAGTACAATGAAACATACCCATTATGATGCTGCAGAGCAGAAGGCTCTGCTGAACTCTCCCATCCCTGCTGCCATTATGGCTTCCGAAGGCACCCACTTCGACAGTGCGGAGGATGCTTCCATCTTCTTCGCTCGTGAACTGGATCATGTCAAGAGCAAGTCCTATGACAAGCAGTATCCCCAGTTCACCGCCCTGAATCTGTTCCCCCAGACCTCCGAGGCTGACGCTGGTGCAGAGACCATCACCTACTACACCTACGACAAGACCGGCCTGGCTAAGATCATCAGCAACTACTCCACCGATCTGCCCCGTGCCGATGTGACTGGCAAGCCCAGCTTTGCTCAGATCAAGTCTATGGGTGCTTCCTACGGCTACTCCGCTCAGGAGATGAGAGCTTCCCGTCTTGCCGGCAAGTCCCTGGACTCCCGCAAGGCTGAGTCCGCTCGTTTCCAGATCGACAACCTGAACAACAAGATTGCTTGGGCTGGCGATGCCGAGTCCGGCCTGATGGGTGTTCTGTCCGAAGGTCAGAATGTCCCCATGTTCTCCATCCTGCCCGGTGCTTCCGGTAAGTCCTCTTGGCTGGAAAAGACCGCCGATGAGATCCTGGACGACATCAACGGTATGCAGAAGCAGGTTGACGCCGCCACTATGAATGTGGAGCGTCCCGATACTCTGTGTGTGCCCTCCGATGTGTTTATGCACATCAGCACCAAGCGTATCCCCGATACCACTATGACCGTCAAGGCTTTCATTCTGGAGAACGCTCCCTACCTGAAGAAGATCGAGCCCGCTCCCGAGCTGAACGCCAACGCCGTAGGCACCAACCCCTACGCCGCTGCTGCTGACGGTCAAGGTGTTGCGTTCCTGTTCCACAACGACCCCGAGAAGATGGCTCTGGAGAACCCCATGGCGTTCTACCAGTATCCCATGCAGTCCAAGGGTCTGGAGATCGTGGTGCCCTGCGAGGCTCGTACCGCAGGCGTCATCTTCTACTACCCCCTGTCTGCACTGATCGCTGTCGGCGTATCCTGATCCCGTAAGAACAAGGAGGGTGCCATTCGGTGCCCTCCTTGAAACATTCTGTTGAAATCGCCGGCTTTGACCGGCTCGAATTTTGGAGGTTACAGAAATGATTATCAAGAATACTGGCACTAAGATCGTCCACATCGGCACCACGATGCTGATGCCCGAAGACACTATGACCGCCGACAAGGCTGTCTGCGAAGCTCCTGCTATCAAGGCTTTCGTCAAGAAGGGCCTGCTGTCTGTCTCCGAGGAGCCCAAGGCTCCCAAGAACGGCAACGACGCTAAGGCTAAGGCTGAGGCTGAGGCAAAGGCTAAGGCCGAAGCTGAGGCAAAGGCTAAGGCTGAGGCTGAAGCCAAGGCTAAGGCTGAGAAGGAAGCAGCAGAAGCTAAGGCTAAGGCCGAAGCAGAAGCCAAGGCTGCCGCCGCTGCTGCCGCTGCTGCCCAGAAGTAAGGAGTGAACACGATGACGTCCATTGAGATGATCCGCCTTGTCGGTGCGGAGTTTAAGGATGTGGAAGACAAGACCGTGGAGCAGTGGATCGAAATTGTCCGCCCTATGGTCAGCAAGAAGCAGTTCGGCAAACTGTATGAGCAGGCACTCGCCCAGCTCGTCTGCCACAAGCTGAAGATGGCCGGTTATGGTGAGAACCCGTTGGGGGAACTCGGTACGGTAGGTATTGGGTTGACCGTGGGCAGCGTGTCCGAAGGAGGCAGCTCTGTGAGCTTTGGTGCAAACGCCGCATCTATGCTCGTCAAGGATGCTGAGCTCGGCCTGACTGTCTACGGTGCCCAGTTCCTGTCTCTCCGCCGTATGGTTATTGTACCGATCCACTGTGGAGGGGAGGTCGATTAAGTATGGCTCTGGCATTTACAGATATGACCCCTGAAGGTAAGAAGTTCTTTGCCCAGCTCCGGGCAATGGAAAAGATGGAGGTCCGTGTTGGCTTCCAGCAAGGTCAGGGATCATACGAAGACGGTGCAGATCTCGTTGAGGTTGCCGCCTACAACGAGCTGGGCTCGTCTTCCACCCCGGCAAGACCTTTTATGAGGCAGAGCTTTGAAAATCACGAAGCTGAGCTGAGGAAGGCTTGCGAAGATGCCAACAAGGTGCTTGCATCCGGAGGCACTGCACAGCAGGCGTTGAACCGGATCGGCGTGGTTGCCAAGGGTCTCGTCCAGGATGAGATTGCCAACGGCAGCTTCGAGCCGAACGCAGAAAGCACAATCGCTAAGAAGGGCTCTGCAAGGCCGTTGATTGACACCGGCTATATGAGAGAGAATGTCAACTATGTAATCAAAGGCAGAGGTGAGTAGTTATGAACATATCGCTTTTCAATCGAAGATACTGGCTCCGCCGGTTCGGTGAACAGCGGGAGGTCAAAGGCTACCTGGCTGCCGGTTGCACAGATTGCGTCATCAGTATCCACGCCCACCCGATGGGCACGGATACGCTGCAGGCACTTCCGGAAGGTGAACGCTCCGTAAAGAGGATCGAAGGCCACGGTTCGTACAAGCTCAACACCGCAGAAACCGGTAGCAGCAAGAAGGCAGACCTTCTGCTCTACGACGGTAACTGGTACGAGTGCGTCGTTTGTATGAGCTACAAGCAGACGATCCTGTCCCACTACAACTACCAGTTCGTGCAGGTGCCTATGGACGGCTCCCGGCGAGATGACATCGCCAATCCGCCGACCGGCGACCCTGAGAAGGAAAGGGTGGTGGAGACCTTATGACTGTATCCGGAGCGAAAGAGTTGTTCCGCCAGCTCGTCAAGGAACACTTTGCAAACAGCACTGTGATCTTCGACCGGCAGAGCAGAGTAACTAAGCCTGAGATCCCCCTCGTCACCATATCGCCTGGTAATGTCAAACGACACCGGGCGGCCAACGAGATCCTCGACCTTCCCGAAAGGGAGGGTTACTTCCACTGCAAACTCTCGTTTGTGATCGACCTGTTCACCCACGGCTCCCCTGTGTATGATGACGATACACATACGGAAGTCGCAAGGGAGGACACCGCCACAGATGAGATGTCCCTGTTTGCCAATTTCCTCGACTCCGAATATGTGACGCTGTGGAGTAACACCCACGATGTTGCAGTACAGGTCGAAGGAGATGTGCAAAACCTGACAGGAGCCGTGAACGATACGACCTATGAGTTCCGTTCCAGGCTGATTGTCAACTTTTATTTCACCCAGAAGACCGTCGGTGATAAAGCGGCTCCCGCTTAACGCCGGCGGCATCATTCCATAAGGAGGAAATGCAATGAATAACTTTGATTTGATTGCCACCCTGAACATCGACATCGCACAGCAGATCGCCGATGGACAGAGCTTTGGCAATCTGCTCATTGTCGGTCCTGCCCCCGTTGCGGAAGCTGCTACCGCTGCTCCTATTGCCGTATATGCAAGCCTGGATGAGGTCACCAAGGCTGGCTTCGTCGTAACCGGTGAAAACGCCGACCCCGTCGGTGTGGCCGCCCGTGTTGCGTTCAGCAAGAAGCCTAAGCCCTCCGCCATCTACATTGCGGTGATCCAGGAAGGCGAAACCGCAGTCAAGGCTGTGGAGAGAGCTATCGCCACCACCGGTTGGTGGGCTGTCTGCACCGCTGGTGTAGAAGCATCTCAGTATGAGGCGATTGCCACCCTCATCGAGGCTCACGAGAAGGTATTTGTCTATGCTGAAACGGACTTCTTTGCCGGTGCCAAGGCTCAGGCTGCTGTTACCGGTAAGTATTTCCGCACCATCGGCATCTTTGCCAAGGAGAGCTCCGCACAGGAAGCAGACGACATCCCCGAAGCAAACCGCTACATCAATGTTGCCTTCGCCGCTGAGTGGTTCAACTACCAGTCCGGTACTGAGACCACTGCCTACAAGTCCCTTGTGGGTATCAAGCCTGCTCAGCTCAACGCTGACGAGATGGCCGCACTGGATGCTGCGAACCTGAACTACTATGTCACCGTCGGCAGCAGAGACCTGACTGTTGGTGGCAAGGTAATGTATGGTGAGTGGGCCGATGTGATCCGCTTCCGTGACTGGCTGCAGAACGATATGCAGGTTCGTGTCGTGGATCTGTTCGCTACGAACTCCAAGATCCCGTTCACCGACGCCGGCATCGCTGCTATCCAGAACCAGATGCTTGCCTCTTTGAAGGCAGGTCAGGACATCGGCGGCATCGCTGAGGAGGAGTTCGACAAGGATGGCAATACCATCCCCGGCTTCACCACCTCTGTCCCGTCTGCTGCCAGCCTCACCGCTGCACAGAAGTCCACCCGTAAGATCACCGGCTTGACCTTCAAGGCAAGACTGGCAAGTGCAATCCACCTGACTGAGCTGGATGGCACCCTGACCTACGAGCTGTAAGAAAGGAGGACAATTCGTTATGGGAAAGGTTAAGACTTATAACCCCAAGGAAGTGACCTGTGCTCTTGGTAGCCACATCGTTTCCGGTTACGCCGATGACTCCTTCATCACGATCGACCCCAACGCCGATGGCGTGACCAAGAAGGTCGGCTGTGATGGTGAGGTGGTCAGAAGCGTAAGTCCTGACGATACCTGCATCGTCAAGATCTCCCTGCTGCAGACCTCCGAAACGAACTCGTTTCTGCAGGCCTGTGTTGCAAGAGACCGCAAGACTGGGGACGGTATGTTCCCGATCATCATCAAGGACCTCAAGGGCGGCCTGGTGTTCAGCACCGATGCTGCTTGGTGCAAGGGTCCTGCAAGCCGTGGCTACGGCAAGGAAGCTGGCAACCGTGAGTGGGAGATCCACACCGGCTCTGCTACGCTGGAGGAGTAATATCCCTGACACCGCTCTTGCTTAGGTGAGAGCGGTGTCTTTGTCCAACTATGAATGAATTTAGGAGGTTGTCGTTATGAAACAGTTGGAAGTTACGAAGAAAGAAATTGGAGATGCCGTTTTCTACATCAAGCCGTTCCCTGCATTTACCGCTGCGAACCTCAGCGGCGATCTGGCGAACCTGGTTGCACCGCTGTTTGGGGGAATGGCTGGTGCCTTTAGCAACTCCAAGGTCGATGACATTATGAGTATGGAGATTGATGAGGCTCTGCCCTCCATCAGCTCCGCCTTCTCTGGACTGTCCGGAGACAAGTTTGAGCGGCTGATGAGAAAGCTGCTCGTCGAACACAAGAATATCTCGGTCGAGTGCGAAGCCACCGATGGGGAGACCAAGGTACTCTCCTACGACCTGGCTAACGAAGTATTCTGTGGTGAAGTGCAGGATATGTACATCCTCTGCTTCGAGGTTATCCGTTTGAACTACAAGGGTTTTTTCAAGAAACTCGGAGCCCGATTTGGAAACCTGCTCGGGGCTTTTCAGACGAAGACTCCGAGTTCGGAAGATACGGAGAGTTCGATTACGGACAATTCACAGAACTCGAATTAAGGCTTTACATCCTCATTAAAGCGAGGCTGGCCTCTAAGTTTGAACTCGAAACCGTCTATTCTTTAGATGAAGCCTTGAAACTGTATGCCCTGTACCGTATGGACCAGGACATCCAGCACTTCCAGGCTGATGAAATCAAACAGAATACTGGTTAAGAATCAACCGAAAGTGAGGTGAGTCTGTAATTGACCATTTCTGAGTTTGTCAATAAGGTTGGCTTTAAGGTAAAGGACGAAGATGTCAAAAAAGTCAACGACTCGGTAAAGGGTATCAAGGACACCGCCACGAAACTTCTCGGAGCAATCGGCATTGGCTTTAGTCTTGCCGCCGTGAATGGACTCATCGAAGAATTTGGTGCAGTCAACAATGCTATCCGGAACTCCGTCGGAGAGCTGGGTAACATGGAGGAAACCCAGGGTTTGATCCTGGCTGCAGCGAACGATTGCAGAGGCACCTATTCGGATATGGCGAACACCGTATCCAATTTGGTGAAGTCGAGCTCGGATCTGTTCCCCGTTGAAGACGCAGCGGAGTACACAAGTGCAGTAACCAAACTGCTGAAATCGGCAGGGCGAAGCGAAGCCACAATAGCAAGCGTTATGGAGGGACTGAATAAGTCGTTCCAGAAGGGTATCGTAGATACTGAAACGCTGAATAAACTGCTCGAACAGGCACCTGAAGCGGCGAATGTTCTCGCAAAGCACCTCGGTGTGGCGAAGACACAGCTGCTCGATATGGCAGCCAACGGGCAGATGAAAGTCGAAGACCTGAAGTACGCATTTCTCGACTCGGCGGATGAGATTAACGCCGCCTTCGGAAATGTTGATATGACTATCTCCGACGGACTGCGAAGCATTAGAAATCAGTGGGGTCTGTGGTTGGCACAGACAGACAAAACGCTTGGGATCACCAAGACGCTATCGAAGGTAATGGTGTCCGCCTTTAACGGCGTGATCGCCATATTGAACCGAGTGCGAACTGCTGTCGTCTGGCTCTCTGAAAAGCTGGGCGGCACCGAGAACCTACTGAAACTGGTTGCCATCGCAGCAGGCTCGATTTTCCTTGCTTTGAATTTCGACAAGATCGTCAATGGCATCAAGATGATAGGCAAAGCCATTGGCGGCTTGAATTTGAAGATGGTTGCGATCATCGCAGTCATCATTCTTATAGCCCTGCTTGTTGAAGACTTTATCAACTTTATGCAGGGCAACAACTCGCTGATGGGATCTCTGCTTGAACAGACGGGTATCGACTGTGAGGCAGTAAGATCCAAGATCACCGAGGTATGGAACTCGATCGTCGGTTTCCTGTCGCAGGTATGGGACGGAATTAAGGGAGCAGCCCAGATCACCTGGGGTGCGATCAAGGATTTCTTCAACCGGCACGGCGAAACGATCAAGAAGAACTTTGAGCGTTACTGGAACAACATCAAAGACTTCCTTGGCACGATCTGGGGTATGATCTCCGACATCATCTCCGGTGTCTTTGGCACTCAGGAAAAGAATGTCGATGGCTCCCAAAAGTCGATCAGCGAAACGATTGTCGGAGGATGGCAAGCCATACTGGATGCCATTATGCCGATACTCGACGGACTGTTCGCCGCCTGGGATGCCATCTTCAATGCACTGATGACGGTAGTGGAATTTGTCCTGAACCTGATAAAGAAGTTCTGGGACAAATGGGGTGCCGACATCGTCAACTTCCTGAAGAAGACCTGGGACGCAATCAAGAAGGTCATCGACGGTGCACTGACCATAATCAAAGGCATCGGCAATTTCATCGCAGGCGTATTTTCGGGCGACTGGAAGAAAGCCTGGGAGGGAATTAAGCAGGTCTTTGAGGGAATTTGGAAAGCTATTCAGGGTGTGATCGAGTCGGTCATCGCCTATGTAGAGCTTGCCGTGAAGTTCTGGGTCGATAACATCAAGATGATCTGGAGTGCGATCACCGCTTTCTTCCAGGATCTCTGGAACGGTATCTGCGAGATCTTTGCCGGTATCGGAGAGTGGTTTGCTGGTGTATTCCAGGCAGCTTGGGACGGCATCGTCGCCATCTGGAACTCCGTTGTCGGTTGGTTCCAGGGTGTATGGAACGGCATCGTCGGTGTGTTCTCCGCCGTCGGCTCCTGGTTTGCGGGTATCTTCAACTCTGCGTGGGAAGGCATCAAGAACGCCTTCAGTGCGGTCGGCTCCTTCTTCCAGGGTATTTGGGACACGATCGTCGGTATGTTCACCAAGATCGGCACCTCGATCGGCGACGGTATCTCCGGAGCCTTCAAGTCTGTCGTGAACGGCGTCATCGGTTTTGCCGCAAAGATCATCAATGGTTTCATTGACTCGATCAACTGGGCGATCGGTGTCATTAACAAGATCCCCGGTGTCAACATCAGCAAGCTGTCCCGCATCCAGCTGCAGGGACTTGCCCAAGGTGGTTACATCGGTGCGAATAAGCCCACTCCTGTTGTCATCGGTGATAACAAGAGCGAAGGTGAGATCGTATCGCCTATCAGTAAGATGCGTGACACGATGCTGGACGCCCTGCGGATGTTTGCAACCGCAAAGCGGCCCAGTCCCACTACGCAGATGATGTCCAACAGCACGACCAACCGGAGTGTTGTACAGAACATCGAGTTCCACAATGAGTTCAATGGCGACAGGGCTATCCAGAAGGAAGCTAAGCAGACTATGGATAGATCTGCACAAGACATCACGG